AAAAACAACCAGGTGCCGATTTACACTTTCCACGTCGACGGGCTGACGCAGGCGCAGGCGCAGCAGCGCGCGCAGTCGATTGCGCTGGACATTTCCAAGCGCGAGTTGGTCGTCGATATCAAGTCTAATTTTATCGCCGCCGTGCAGCCGTCCAGTCCGGCGTCGCTGGACGGACAGATTAGCCAGGACTTTATCGCGCACCAGTATTTCGTCACCGAGTACACGCACAAATACGTTCTCAATCCTAAATCCGAAAAGGGCGAGCTGGACACGCATTTGCGGCTGCTTGACCGCCAGCCGGTCGGCGCCGGCGAGTCGATATCGACGGCCAGTGGGGCGGGCTAATGGACGAGTTGTTGCACCAGATCAAACACGCGGCCCAGCAGCAGAGCCAGGAGCATCGCTCCTTTGTCTATGCGCATGTCGCGTCGTACGACCCCAAGCTGCACCGCGTGCGCTGCGTTATCCCCAGCATGCGCGACGCGGCCAACAACTGCGTGTTGACGTCATGGATGCCATTGGGATCCAGCTGGTCGGGCAACGGCTTCGGATTCCAGATCGCTCCGGTGGGCGGCGCGACGGCGCAAAACCCGACCGCGGGCGAGCCGGTGGTGATTCAGCTGGTCGAGCGCGCCTACTGGGTGGCCGCGGTCGCCAGCATGTTCTTTAATCAGACCAGCCTGGCGCCGTTCCCCGAGCTGCAGCCGGGTGAAATGGGCATCAAGCACAAGTCGGGCAGCACGCTGCAGTTCACCAACGACGGCAACGTGGCTCTGACGGCACACCAGGATTTGCTGGCGACAGCGCAGCGCGATGTTATTGTGACCGCCACACGCAATGCCACGGTGACGGCGGCGACTAAGGCGCAGGTGACTGCGCCGGAAATCGACCTGGGCAATGGCGGCACGCTGCAGGCGGTCAAATTGGCGGACGGCTCCAACAGCACGGTTTTGAAGGCGCAATAATGAAACGAATCACGCTCGCCCGGTTGAAAGAGGTTCTTAAATATGATCCAGCAACCGGATCAGCAATTTGGCGCGTCAAAATAGGGCGCTCCATAGTTGGCAACGAAGTCGGATAGACAAAATGGGCGTCGATTTTTGGCTCGATTGGAATTCAGACCTTCTGATTACGCCTAGTGGCAGTATTCAAACAGCTGTCGCATGGGATTGGGTGCGCCAGCGTATTGTGCGCAGGATCATCACCAACCCGGCGCAGCAGCTGCCGGACGGCGTCAATACGCCGGCCGATTATGTTTTCCATCCAACCTTTGGCATTGGCGGCGGCTCGCTGGTCGACCAGAACACGGACGTGGAATATATCGCCAATCTCGAGCAGATCATTTCGCGCGGTGTACTTGAGGACGCCGACGTGGCGTCGACGACGCCGCCGACGATTCAGTATGTGCAACCCGATAACGAGACATTCTGGGCCATCGTCAGCGTGGTGCTTAACTCTGGCGAGCCCGGGCAATTGGCCCTGCAGGTGTGACCATGACCGGACTGCCTTCAAAAACCTTTGCGCAATACGTATCGGACATGGTCGCCGGCTGGGCCGCCTCATTGGGATTCCCGCCGACGTTCCAGGAAGGTGACGCATTTTATGCCTTCATGGAAACCGTTGCAGGTCAGTTGGTTTTCATCCAGGCCCAGATTCAGCTGGTCAATCAAATCGCGCGCGCACAGACGTCGACCGGCGCCGACCTGGACACGTTTTATGAACAATTTGGTTTCTACCGGCAGGCCGGGGTTGGGGGTCAAGGCGGCGTGGTGTTCGGTTCGTTCTCTCCGGCGCTCAGCAATGTGCTTATCGTGGCCGGCACCATCGTGCAGACGCAGGGCGGTGCGATTCAATATCAGGTGATTGCTGACACCAATCAGCCGACATGGAACGCCGGCCTTAACGCTTACGTGCTGGCGACCGGCCAAAGTAGCCTGACCGCAACCGTGCAGGCGCTGCAAATCGGCGCCGCTTACAATGTGACCGCCAACCAGTTGTCGCAAATTGGCAGCAATCTGCCCGGCGTCGACACCGTGACCAACCCGGCGGCGATCACCAATGGCACCAGCGCGGAATCCGACGCCAGCTATAGCGCGCGATTTATTCTGTTTATCAATTCGCTGTCGAAGGCGACCTACGGCGCCATCGTGTCGGCGGTGTTCAATGTACCAGGTGTGGCCGACGCCTCGATCTTGGAAAACATAAACACCGGCGGCGCCGTCCAGCCTGGCGAATTCATCGCAACGATCGACGACGGCAGCGGGGCACCGCCGGCCGGTCTGGTGACGCTGGTACAGCAGGCCGTTGAAGTCACCCGGGGGTTTACCATCCTGGCGATTGCCCAGGCGGTCACGCGCACGACGGTCAACGAGGCGATTACCGTGCGCGTCGACCCCAATTTTGTGACGACGGCCGTCAACGCTAACGTGCAGACTGCGCTGCAGGCGGCCACCAATGCGCTCGGCATAGGCGAGACAATCTATATCAGCGTCCTGGAAGGTGCCGCCATGGCGGTGCCTGGTGTAATTGCGGTGCAGCCGTCGACGACGATTGACGGCTACAATGAAGATTTCCCCATCAATGAGTTCAAGCGCGCCTACGCGCCGATCAACAACATAACTGTGGACAATTATTAAAATGGGACTGACGGCGACCATCATTCCGACAATTACGCCGGACCAGTTCGCGTCGCGCATGTGCGCGTTGTTCCCGCCCGGCTGGGCTAGTGCGCAGGCAAAATTGCCGTCCGGCGCCGTTTACGAAATGCTCAAGTCGATCGGCACCGGCCCGTCGTCCGCCATGGACTCGCTGGCGTATGCCGCCGCGGCGACGCGGCTGCAGACCGCGGTGGGCGACGCGCTCGATATCGCCTCGGTGGATTACTTCGGCGACAATGACGCGCACCTGGCGCCAGGTCTGCCGGATTACGACGGCCCCATTGAGGGGTCAGGGCTAGACGCGGACATTTACGCGATTTGGCGACTGCGGGGCGAAGGCGACGCCGCATATCGTGCACGGCTAATGGCCGCGCTGCTGCCGACCGGCGCCACGCGCCCCGCGGTGACGGCCGCCGTGCAGGCGACAAGTGGCTATGCCCCGCGTGTTGTCGAGCCGTGGCGCCCGGCCGATACCGGGGTGTGGGACCCGGCGCTGGGCGCCCCCATGTCGTTCTGGGACGTCGACACGCCAAACAATCCGTTCCGCTGGACCGATCAAAGTCTCGCGTATCAGGGCTTTGTCAACGCCGTGCTACCGAGCGCACAGCCGTTCGGCAACAACCCGACGCCCTGCCTCGATACCGTGCCGTTCTTTTGGGACGTGCCCAATCAGTTCGGGATTTATTTCATTGACCCACCTGGCGCTGCGGCGCTGGGCGCGCAGACCGTTTACAACGCGATCAACCGCACAAAATGCGAAGGAACCGTCGTTTGGGTGCAATTCGTCGCCGCGCCGCCGGCGGCGTCTTGGGACCAGCCGGGTATTTCATGGGACCAGTCCGGCGTGGTATGGCAATAAAGGGGAATCAGCATGAACCGGTCGATCATCTATACTCAAGAGCAGCCGCGCACATTCGACATTCTAAACGGGTGGCGCGACGCATTGATTGCGGCCGGGTACCTGCAGCAAGACCTGGCGGGCAATACCACGACCGTAGTCACCGGCTTTGCCGCCACGCCGTCCAGTCCGGCGTCGCTGGTCCTCAATCTTACCGCCGGACGCATTTACGAGCTGTCGGCAGCTGATGCTACCCAGTACGGGTCGCTGCCGAACGACACCGATCTGATTATGCAGCAAGGCCTCGCGGCCGCGCAAACGGTGACGCTGACCACGGCGGCGCTCTCGGCCGGTCAAAGTCAATGGGCGCTGATCGAGGTATCGTTTGGCCAGGTCGACGTAATCCGCGCCAATGACCCGACGGGGGGCGTGCTGTATTACTGGAATTCGGCCAATCCGACGGTGCCGTTCCAGGGGCCGAACGGGGACGGACAGACACAGCCGACGGAGCGTGAGGGCGTTGCGAGCATCCAGGTCATTTATGGCTCGCCGGTGACCACCGGGTCCGAGGTGCCGCCGACGCCTTCGATTGGGTATGTGCCGCTCTATCTTATCGACCTGGCATTTGGTCAGACCTCGGTCACGTCGGGCCAAATCATTGTCGCTGGGCCCGCGGTCGGCGCCAACGTCCCTGGCAATTATCCCTATGCGCCGTTCCTGGCTGGCCTGCTGAGTTCTCACCATGGCGCCAAGCCGGGGCAAGCCCCGCAAATTAAAATGGCCGAGCTGGCCAATGTGTCGAGTTCGGCGACCGGGTCTGGCCTGGCCAGCATGTACTCGTATGCAGGCAATCCGAACGGCCATGTGGCCGGCGTCGCTGCCGTCGCCGGCGTATCGCCGGCTGATCTTTGCGTCGACGTTGCCAACAATCTTTTGTATTTTTGCTCGACGACCGGTAATGCCGCGGCTGCGGTCTGGAATCCGGCATCCGGTCAGGCGGTCAATTTTGTCGGTGGCACCTCGACCGGACTCGCGAATGCGCAGGTCGTCACCCCGGTAAGCCCGGCAGGGTTTTCGCTTGTTGCCGGCTACAGCATCACATTCATACCAGCCATCGCCAACACTGGTGCGACCATGCTGGCCGTGTCCGGCACAGCAGCGACAGCCTGCCGCAAGGTGTCCGGTGGCGTGCTGGTGGCTTTTGCCGGCAATGAATTCATTGCGAATGTGCCCGTCACCATGGCCTTCAATGGCACGTACT